TGAACAAGATGCAATGAATGCACAAGCTTTAGATAGAACTTATGAATGGTATACATCAGGACCTAGACAACGTCTTCAACCTGGTGGAACAATTATTATTGTAATGACAAGATGGAATGAAAAAGATTTAGCAGGTCGTTTAATCAAAGCACAAAAAGAACCTAAAGCAGATCAATGGGAAGTAATTGAGTTTCCTGCTATCATGCCTTCTGGTGAACCCCTGTGGCCTGAATACTGGAACATAAAAGATTTAGAATCAGTTAGAGCATCAATTCCATTATCAAAATGGAATGCACAATATATGCAAAATCCAACTGGAGAAGAAGGTGCACTTATCAAACGTGAGTGGTGGCAAAATTGGGATGGAGATATTCCAGCACTTCAACACGTCATACAATCTTATGATACTGCGTTCATGAAAAAAGAAACTGCAGATTACAGTGCTATTACTACATGGGGTGTATTTCATCCTAATGAAGATTCAGGTCCATGTTTAATGTTGGTCGATGCAATTAAAGGACGATATGAATTTCCTGAATTAAGAAGAGTTGCTCTTGAGCAATATGGATACTGGCAGCCGGAGACCGTAATCATTGAGGGCAAGGCTTCAGGGCTACCTCTTACTTACGAATTAAGAAAATCCGGAATCCCGGTAATTAATTTCACTCCATCAAAAGGTAATGATAAACACACTCGTGTTAATTCTGTATCACCATTATTTGAGTCTGGTCGTATCTATGCACCAACGGACATGGAATTTGCGCAAGAAGTTATTGAAGAATGTGCTGCATTTCCATATGGAGATCATGATGATTTAGTGGATTCCATGACGCAAGCAGTCATGAGATTTAGACAAGGTGGATTAATTCAACACCCAGAAGACTACGAAGATGAGCCTTTACAACAGAAGCCAAAAGTGTATTATTAGATTATGGCTATAAATGATCAAGAACTAGAACAGAAACTTAAAGATTTAGATCGTGCGATCGAACTCGGTGAAACCGAAGAAGACATGGATCAACTGGATCAGGAATCAGGCATCAGGAGCCTTAGAAAAGCTCCATCAATTAAGATGGCTTCAGAGACTCCAGGTGAAGAGTTTGAACTAGAAATTAAAATGATGATTAAAGAATTTGAAGATGCTGTAAGAGATGGCTACAAAGGTTCTTTTGAAGATTTTGCTAATTACTATTTTTCACAAAAAGAAATGATGAAGGATAGAACAATGGCAATGATGGGTGGCAGAATGCAATATGCAGCTGGAGATGAAAGACCATACGAAATGAAAGATGGTCAAAAGAAATATATCAATCTTCCTGAAAAAGGTTATAGCAATCCATTTGAAGCAAGAGAAGCCGGTGATCTTGAAGACAGAGCAAGATACAGAGAAATTCAATCGGTTAAAGATAAAAAAGGAAAACCAAAACCATTTAAAATGGATACTGATAAAATAGAAGCTTTAATTAAAGCTGCTAAAGAAGAAAAATTAAAAAAAGCAAAAGGCGGAGTCGCTTCAATATTAGGAGACTAAAGTGTCAAAAGACATCGCATCCTACTTCCTGGAACAAGGAGAACCTATTGTTCCAAAACCTAAACCTAAACAATATTCTAAAACTTTAGATATATTAAATACTAAAGCTGCAGCTAAAACATTATCACCAAAAACGTATGTAAATATGGTTGGTGAAATATCAAAAAAAGCACTCGACAATAAAGAAATTACTACATCAGATTATTACGATATTGTAACACCATTGTTCGGTGAAACAGGAGAAAAAGTTACAAAGAAAATAGAACAATATGATGCTGAATTAAATAAATACTCTAGTGGTGGTAGAGTTAATTTTGAAGGTGGTGGAAGTAAAAAGAAACCAATTGATATTCAAGCTTCTGGAAGCATATCAGGTGATCAACAAATTTATGGCGCACCAGCAGGAATAACGTCTAATAAACAAGTTGTTAATGCTATATTAAAATTAGACATTCCAATATCTGAAAAGATAAATCTTATAGGTGATTATCAATATGGAAAATTTAGAGATAAAATAAAATACAATGATAAAGAAATTTATTTAGAAGATCCTGGAAGTTATAAAAATAGAAAAATAGGTTTGAGTTATAATGAAGGTGGAGAAGGATTTAGTGGATATGGTAAATACAATGTTGATACTGGTGAAAAAGAAGGTGGTATAAAATTTATAAAAAAATTCAATGAAGGTGGCAGAGTTAATTTTGCAGGTGGTACCGATTACTGGGCTATGGTTACCAGAATGTTTGTAGAAGCAGGTTCTGAAAAAGGAACTGGTATGAATATAAAAGATTTTGCTGCACAATATTTTCCAAGAGATCAAAAATCAGATGGGGGTAGAATAGGTTTTGCTGATGGACCTCCTAAAACAAGTCCAATTAAAACAGATGTTTATAAATATCCTGTAGCTAATAGATTTGGAACTAGATATGCAATGCAGCCTAGAGGAAATCAGTATACAAAAAAATCTGGAGTAAGTTTACAAACAGATGAATTTAAAAATAAAATTGCAAAAGAAATAAAAGATAATTTTTTAAGATATAATGATATCAAAGAAAAATATAGTAAAAGGACAGCGGATCTTTTTAGAGGACAATATCCAATTGTTGGAAAAATTCCTTCTGATGAAGGAAAACAAAAAGCTAAAATAAAAAGAGAAAATTGGATAAAAACAAACTCTTCTGTTTCAATGTTGCAAAAAATATCTGGTGATAAAGGAAGAGGTAATTTACAACTGTCTCATTTATATTCTAAAAATGTTCCAGACTCATTAAAGACTTTAGGATATCTTCCATCGGATGTTAATATTAAAAGTTATTCTAAATTTGAAAAACCATTAACAACAGCAATAGATAAAGTTTATTCTGAATTGGATAAAAAGAAAACAAATGCTAAAGCACTTCTTGCTGCATTTAAACAATATCAAACAGAAGACAGAAAACTAAGAGCTCAATTTCCAGAATACAAAGATACTAAATCAAGACTTAGTTTTAAAAGAACAGGATTTGATCCTTCAGGAATTATGATACAGGAAAAATTAATTAATCCAAAATTAGCTATTTCTAAAGAAGCAGGAACCCAATTAAAAGGAGTTATGCCTTCATCTTCAAAAGGACAAGGAATAATCAGTTTAGCTAATTTAGCTAAAGAAAAATTAAAAAATTTAGTTAAAGTTAAAGGAGTTGGAGGTGGAACACAAGAATTGTATAAAGATCCACTTGGAGGACCTGATTTAATTAGAGTAAGAGATATAATAAGAAATGACTAAACGACTAACTAGAACTATTCCACCTAAATCAGGGCCCGTGAGTCAAGGCTTGAATATTTCTTATAATACTGGTAAAACAATTGAACTTACGGAGAAAATAAATGGCAGATATAGACAAAGCGCTTCCAAACGAACCACGAAAAGAATTTAATCTTCCAGGTGAAGAACAGATTCAGGAACAAGTTGTAGAAGAAGCTCAAGAACAAGCTCAATCACCAGAAGATGTAGAAGTCACTGAAAACGAAGATGGTTCAGTTGATATTAATTTAGATCCAAATGCAGCATCTCCAGAAGGTGGTGATGAGCATTATTCAAACTTAGCAGAATTTTTACCTGATGATGTTTTAGGTGCTTTAGCATCTGATTTAAATTCTAAGTACATGGATTATTCTGCATCTAGAAAAGATTGGGAAAGAACTTATACTACAGGTTTAGATTTATTAGGTTTCAAATATGATATGCGTTCAGAACCATTTCAAGGAGCAAGTGGTGCAACGCATCCTGTATTAGCAGAAGCAGTCACACAATTTCAAGCGTTGGCTTACAAAGAATTATTACCAGCAGATGGTCCGGTAAGAACACAAATTTTAGGAGTACCTTCTCCAGAAAAAACAGATCAAGCAAATAGAGTTAGAGATTTTATGAACTATCAAATCATGGATCAGATGAAAGAATATGAACCTGAATTTGATCAAATGTTATTTAATTTACCTTTAGCTGGATCAGCTTTTAAAAAAGTCTACTATGACGAAATGGAACAAAGAGCCGTAAGTAAATTTGTTCCTGCAGATGATTTAATTGTTCCGTACACAGCTACCTCATTAGATGATGCGGAAGCAATTATTCATCGTGTAAAAATTTCTGAAAACGATTTAAGAAAACAACAAGTCTCAGGTTTCTATAAAGATGTTGAATTAGGAAAACCTCAAGATAGAGAAACAGATGTTGAGAAAAAAGAAAGAGAACTTGAAGGAGTTCGAAAAACAAAAGATGAAGATGTTTATACATTATTAGAGTGTCATGTTGATTTAGACTTAGAAGGTTTTGAAGATATGAATCAACAGACTGGTGAGCCGTCAGGAATTAAAATTCCATACATTGTAACTTTAGAAGAAGGATCAAGAGAAATACTTTCTATTAGAAGAAATTATGAAGTAGGAGATCCAATGAAAAGAAAGATACAATATTTTGTGCATTTTAAATTTTTACCTGGTTTAGGTTTTTATGGTTTTGGTTTAATTCATATGATTGGTGGATTAAGTAGAACTGCTACAGCTGCATTAAGACAATTATTGGACGCTGGAACATTATCTAATTTACCTGCTGGATTCAAGATGCGTGGTATTAGAATTAGAGATGATGCACAATCAATTCAACCGGGAGAGTTTAGAGATGTCGATGCACCTGGTGGAAATTTAAGAGATTCATTTATGATGCTTCCGTTTAAAGAACCAAGTCAAACACTACTTGCATTAATGGGAGTAGTAGTTCAAGCAGGTCAACGATTTGCATCTATTGCAGATTTACAAGTTGGTGATGGCAATCAACAAGCAGCAGTTGGAACTACAGTTGCATTATTAGAACGTGGTTCAAGAACCATGTCAGCAATTCATAAAAGAATTTACTCAGCTCTTAAAAATGAATTTAGAATTTTAGCTAGAGTATTCAAGTTATATCTACCACAAGAGTATCCGTATGATGTAGTTGGGGGCCAAAGAATGATTAAACAATCTGACTTTGATGATAGAGTAGATATATTGCCAGTTGCTGACCCTAACATTTTTTCACAAACACAGCGTATCTCACTTGCGCAAACGGAATTGCAGCTGGCAACCTCAAATCCACAAATGCACAATATGTATGCAGCGTACAGAAATATGTATGAAGCATTAGGTGTAAAAAATATTGATCAACTATTAATTAAACCAATGCAACCAATGCCAAAAGATCCGGCGTTAGAACACATTGATTCATTAGCAGGTAGACCTTTCCAAGCATTTCCTGGTCAAGATCATAGAGCTCATATTACTGCACACTTAAATTTCATGGCAACAAACATGGCAAGAAATAATCCAATGATTATGGGTGCATTAGAAAAAAATATTTTTGAACACATTAGTTTAATGGCTCAAGAACAAGTTGAATTAGAATTTAGAGATGAGTTACAACAAATACAACAGATGCAAATGGTGATGCAACAAAATCCACAGATCGCACAACAGATGCAAATGCAATTAATGATGATGACTCAAAGAATCGAAGCAAGAAAAGCTCAGTTGATCGCTGAAATGATGGAAGAATTTATGAATGAAGAAAAGAAAATCACTTCACAATTTGATAATGATCCAATTGCTAAGTTAAGAGCAAGAGAATTAGACCTTAGAGCAATGGAAAATGATCGAAAAGCAAGAGAAGCTGATGAAAGAATCAATCTTGATAAGATGAAAACAATGATGAATCAAGCAAATCAAGATGAAAAACTAGAACAGAACGAAGAATTAGCTAAATTAAGAGCTGATACATCGATTGAAAAGACAATTTTAAGTAAAACAATTCCAAATGTTGATTCAATGATGA